CACAACACCCGCGAACCAGTGCCGTTTCGGTGCGCTGGACATCGACGTATATGATCTTGATCATGCTGCGTTGCAGCGCAAACTACAGGAACTCAAGTTACCTTTGTTTCATTGCCGGACCAAGTCGGGCGGCGCTCACTTGTACCTGTTCTTACAGGATTGGCAGCCGGCATCCTTGATTCGTGAGCATCTAACAGAGATGTCCATTGCTCTTGGTTTCTCTGGCTGCGAGGTGTTCCCCAAGCAGGATGAGATCTTGGTGGAGCGCGGAGACCTCGGCAACTTTATCAACATGCCGTACTTCAACGCGGAACAAACCACACGCTATGCATTCGACAAGAAGGCAGAGGCTATGGAACTCGAGGAGTTCTTGGACAGTGTAGAGAAGAACCGAGTAACGATGCCCGATCTAGACGCGCTTGATCTTGTGGGTTCCAAGGAACACTTCACCGATGGACCCCCATGTCTACGGCTGCTGGTGGCTACTGGAACCGTGGGCGACATGCGCAACAACACGTTGCTACAGATGGGTGTCTACGCCAAGCTGAAGTACAGCGACACTTGGGAGAAGATCGTCGAGGACTACAACCGTGCCTTCATGGAACCGATGCTTGACGCTCAAGAGGTGCTGGGCATTGTAAAACAGTTGAAGAAAAAAGACTACTTCTACACCTGCAACATCGAGCCTTTCTGTTCACACTGTGACAAAGAGGTTTGCCGCACCAAGAAGTTTGGTGTGGGCGGCGACAGCGAGAGCAAGGCGCAGGTCGGAGGGCTGACGGTCATTCTATCTCAGCCTCCATACTACTTCATGGATGTGAACGGGAAGCGTGTCGAACTCACGGTGGACGAGTTACACAACCAGTCGCTCTGGCAGAAGGCCTGTTTGATGCAGATCAATTTTGTCCCAGCTACGATGAAGTCACAGGACTGGACATCGATGCTGAACGGCATGCTCAAGCAGGCGACATACATCGAGGTGGAACGAGAACTCACCTTGACGGGGCGCTTCGAAGACTTGACCCGTGCTTACTGCAATGGCAGCGCACAAGCGTATGACCCTGCGGAACTAGAGACGGGCAAGCCCTACCATGATGAGGGGCGTGTGAAGTTCAAGATCGAGGGGCTGGTTAACTTCTTGAAGAACCGCAACCACCCTTGGTCAGATAATCGTGCCAAGCTACAGGAAGAAATCAAGCGCCTTAACGCGCATGACGCCTTCCATGGAGTGCAGCGTTACAAAATGGCAGATGGCAAATGGGGATCTATCCGCGTTTGGTGGGTGCCAGAATTTGCAGAGGAAGACATTGATCTTCCCGTAAAGGAGATAAACAATGACATTCCCTTCTGATCGTATGGTCACAGTCAAAGACATTTCGGACTACCTGCAGGTCACACCAGCAGCTGTCTACAAATGGATCAAGGACGACAAGATGCCAGCCCCTCTCCGCTTGGGCAAAGGTTCAAGGCACACGCTTCGATGGGCTCCACACCGGATCAATGATTGGCTAGAGGAGAACACCACATGATTGAGAACAGCACTCAAATCTTTGGCCCTCCAGGCTGCGGGAAGACGGAGCGTCTGATGCAGATCATTGAGGAGCACCTTGAGATGGGCATGGAACCGCAGAGCATTGCGTTTGTTTCGTTCTCTCGCAAGTCAATTCAAGAGGCGAAGGAACGTGCCAAGGCACGGTTCAATCTTGACGACAAGCAGCTGATCAACTTCCGCACTCTGCATTCTACAGGATTCTCTGGTCTACAGATCAGCAAGGATGATGTCATGAGCCCTGCGGATTACCAAGCATTGGGCCGGATGCTTGGCGAGGATTTTGTTATGAACGTGCAGCCAGAGGACGGCATGTTGATCCCTTCGGATCTGCGCCGTGGCAGCAAGTACATGAAGATCATTGACCGTGCGCGTTACCGCATGATTGATCTGGAGCAGGAGTGGAAAGAGCATGACACCTCGGACATCTCCTTCTTCAAATGCAAGCAAATCTCTGATCAGCTAATTGAGTACAAGTCAAAGCTAAGCAAGCTAGACTTCGTGGACATGATCGATGTGTATGTACAGACGGTAGACGCCCCCAACCTGCGAGTGTTGATCGTGGACGAGGCACAGGATTTGACGCCCCTACAATGGCAGATGATCCAACACATGTCGACCAACGCTGAAGAGGTCTGGATCGCGGGGGATGATGATCAGGCCATCCACCGTTGGACAGGCGTGGATGTGAAGCAGTTCATGAACATGTCTCCGGCGCGGGTTGTGTTAGAGCAGTCGTACCGTCTGCCTAGAGCTGTGTTCGACCTAGCCCAGAGCGTAGTGCGGAGGATCAAGGACCGAGTACCGAAGGAGTATGCACCAACAGATCGTGACGGCTCTGTTACTTGGCACTATGACATACATGGTCTTCCGCTGCACACAGGCTCTTGGACGATCATGTGCCGCATCAACGCCTATGTGAACATGATGGCCAAAGAGATCGAGGAGATGGGCTACTACTACTCAGTGAAGGGCAAGCCTCCCATTACTAAGGAGCAGGCTGAGACGATCCACACGTGGCGTGAACTTGCCGCTGGTGAAGCAGTCGACCTGTACAGGATTCGGACCATGTACGAAGCTGTGCCCAAGCAGGGGGACAAGGCTGTCGTAAAGCGCGGGGCGAAGAAACTACTAGAGGCTGCTGACCCAGATGCTATGCTGACGATGAGGGATTTGTCTAATGAGTTTGGCCTGTTGGAACAGCCGAACCTGTTGGGTGAGTACCGAGATGCGTTGGATGTCTTAGGGCTGGGCAAGGCCATGCAGACATACTTGCGCCGCATCGAACGGGCTGGTGAGGATTTGTCCAAGCCGCCACGGATCAAGCTGTCCACGTTCCACGCCATGAAGGGCGGGGAGGACGACAACTGCGCAGTGTATCTTGGCACTACCAAAGCGTGTGAAGAGACATCATACCCTGACGATGAGCATCGAGCGTTCTACGTTGGCATCACCCGTGCGCGTGAAAACCTGCACGTCATTGAAAGCAAAAAGAAGTATAAGTACCCGCTATGAATAAAAGGTTGGTAACTTATCCGTCCAAAAAGGAAATCCGCTATGAAACGTGATGAAGTATTAGACACCGCAAAAGAACTGATCAATGGTCAGAGAGCCAAGGACTACGGGGATGCCTTCGATAACTTCGAGCGGATCGCTGAAGGTTGGAACGCCATCATCAGAGAGGCCATGAATACCAACGGTTATGTGACCGAGCAGCACGTTGCGTTGATGATGGATTGGCTGAAGACAGCACGTCTGCTCAACGACTTGTCCAAGGAGGACTCGTGGATCGACAAGTGTGGGTACAGCGCACTCGGTGCGGAGTTCTCTGAAAAACGAAGAGATATATCGAAGCGTTTGGATAAAGTTTTGAAGATGGAGGACTAGGGGTTATGGCAAGAGACCGTAAAGACAAGAGTACCATCTCATTCTTTGAACGCATGGACTTGGGTGAGAAGCTTGTACCCGACTGGAATATCCCACACGAGTTCCCTGACCTAACAAAGTACCCTCAGATCGCGATCGATCTGGAAACACGTGACCCCAACCTGACGACGATGGGCCCAGGATGGGCGCGTAATGATGGGTATGTTGTCGGCATCGCTGTAGCTGCGGGCGACAATGCTTGGTACTTCCCGATCCGTCATGAGAACGGGCACAACATGGACCCCAAGATGACGCTGAAGTGGCTGCGCAAACAGATGGCCACGCCGCACATCGACAAGCTAATGCACAACGCCACCTATGATACAGGCTGGCTCCTTGCAGAAGGGGTCGAGGTCCAAGGACGAATCATCGATACTATGGTAGCGGCACCCTTGGTGGACGAGAACCGTTTCTCCTACAGCTTGAACAACCTTGGTCGGGACTACATCGACATGCGCAAGGACGAGAAGATGCTTCGCGCTGCGGCAAAGGACTGGGGCATTGATCCCAAGGCGGACATGTGGCGGCTGCCGCCATCGTACGTTGGAGCGTACGCCGAACAGGATGCGTTCATGACGATGAAGCTATGGGACAGATTGAAGACAGAGATCACGTCTCAGGAGCTGACGCACATCTTTGATCTGGAGACCTCGCTCATCCCACTGATGGTCAAGATGCGGGCCAACGGTGTGCGCGTAGACGTCGACAAGGCGGACATCGCTAAGAAGGGTTTGCAGAAGAAGGTTGCGGAGATCAAAGCTGACATCAAGCACAAGACTGGTGTGGCTATAGAACCGTGGGCCGCGGACAGTGTACGTCAGGTCTTTGATGAGCTGAACCTAAGCTATCCCAAGACGGACGCTGGTGCAGCCTCGTTCACCAAGCAGTATCTGAACGCTCACCCACATGAGATGTGCCAGCAGATCGTAC